CTTGCATTGTTCGATTAAGTGTATTATTGATTCTTGTTGCTCGTTCGTACCTATTACCTTTATGTAACCATTGCCCCTGCACGTCTGACATATTACCTTCTGCATAACTTTCCTCTATCTTTTTAAATGTTAAACCAACTTTTTTTCTCACTAAATTGTGATCTAAATCAGCATAGTGGCAAATTGTGGCAAAATCTTGATTAGGTTCTGTAATATATAAAAGGTCATGAAATGTCACATCTGCTTTGTACTTATGTTTCATTACACAGGCTTTAATTGCATCTTCGATAGCGACCACTAATACGTTTCGCCATAAAGATTTTACTGGGTCTTTTATTCTTGATTGATAAATATCAACCGCTTTTGTTCCGTAATTTACCATTTAGTTTTACTACTTTCTCGTTGATTATTAATTCCAGAGCCTTGGCTCTAGATACTTTCACTGTTGGCACGATAGCTTTACAAATTTTATCTAACTTTTCACACGCTTCGTGCGAGAGTGCGACCGATTTGTATTTACTTATGTCTGTCATTACTGTATCCTTACTAACTTTATATTTAATATATAGGATTTTTATATTTTTTTACAAGGAAGTCAATGAAATTTTTACTAACTATTTTTATATGTTCAGGCATAAATGCTAATGATTGCCATACTAATAAAAGCTATCCAAAAGTATTCCCCGACCATCACGATTGCATACGCGCTGGGTTAACTGAGTCCTATGAAATACTGTATGCTGATGGTAATTTTACCAAAGAACAGATAAACAAGTTACAGTTGTATGCTAAATACACATGTACTCCTATCGAAGACGAAGGTAAAGTAACTACCTAGCCCTGGCCTTTGTATCTTAATTGTTTTTGTTGACGCTTCTCACTTTTATTTTTATTTTTTTTATGTTGACGAGGTCCTCTCTTTTTAGGCTTGTCTCGAGGTGTGAAAAATTTAAAGCTTTGCCGTGCCATTTTCTTTTATAAAATGTTTATCAGTTTCTGATAATTGAATGTATCTTATTCTACCATTAATATGTTGTTTGGTATCAGCGCCACATCCTGTGCATCTGTAAAACTCTTGCACAAGAGCTACTAAAATAGTTTCATCTCCACACTCTTCACAGTGACCAACTACTGTATCAATTTTATTAAATAACTTTATAGTTTTGTCATCTATTATACTCATCCAACAACCTTTCCTTTTTCCCATTTCATGTCGGGTAAACCTTCAGTATATTTTTTCCCGTCGAAGGTCAATACTTGTTTTCTGTTTGAGTCTGATTCGTGATAACTTATGTGGACCCATCCCCCTGCAGGATCATCTTTGTCAAAGTACTCCATGATCAATTGATCAAAGTCTACGTTATTTTGTAGCCAGTAAGCTGTCTTAATGTTGGGCACGCCAAATATTTCTAGGTCGACGGCTTGGCCCTTGGCATGCTGTGATGTTTTTTTGCTGCCTATAGCCTCACAGAGCGCCTCTGAGCGGTATCCGCTGGTAATCGTAACTGGTTTGTCGAAGTGTGCACGTAAAGGTTCGAGCACCTCATAACACAGATCACCTAAGCTTTTAATCTCACCTGCTCCTGGTGTATTATCTATGCCCTTACGTTGAGCAGTCATCGAATTGGTCATCTCTCTTAAAGTAAAGTGTTTACTTAATTGCATAATTTTTCTCCTAATTTAATATTAATTTTTTTATTGACAAAGATCCATCTATATTTGTCTCAAGTTCTGCTTTAGACTTTATACATTGATATTTTATGTGCGACTTAGATTCACGTTTCGCAACACGCTTTCCTTTAAGACATTCAGACATTGAAGTCTGGATACGTGCTTCCTTAATCTCTCCGTGTACAATCATAAGTAAAGCTACAATCAACTCTGTCATTAATAAGCCTTGCCATTTTCTCTTACCTTATCTTTCAATCCTTCAATATCTTCTAATGCTTTATCTAATTGCTCTCTTAAAAATTCTATATTGACTTTGTTAGTCATGTTCATTTCTTGAGTTTCTTCCATCTTCTCTACAGTTTTATATAAATCCTCAATTAAAAAATGTTGCTCTTGATCCGTGGGCACTTGTTCAGATTTCTTTAACAAATCATTTTCAAACAACTCACGTGATGTCTCTAATGATACTAATCTTGAGGTTAGTTCTGTGTATGCGAACACGCCCATTCCGACTAAAATTATAAGGCTAGCTACCGTTTTCATCGGCATTTGTACAGCTGCAGATTCTGATATGTTTAATGGTTTAGTCATTTTTAGGTTTTGGTAGAGGCAGTATATAGTCTTTTGGTGGGATTTTCAATTTGCTTTTTCCTGAATTTATGAACTTATCTCCCATTAAAGTGATGTCTGGGTTCTCTTTTTTGTAGTCATCTTTCATATTATCCCAAAGACTCTTGTCATCTGAGGGTCTAGTGTTGTTTCCTGTTGGAGCAACGCCAACACATTTAGATACTAATAAATTAAAACTAGGGTTGTGTTTTAATGTAGGATTACTGTTAACCCTTCCACACATTTTCATAAGTTCTAGCTGCTGTTTTAGTTCCATGTTTTCTTGTTGAACAGCTTTAAATTCATCAGTGCAGGCTGAACCTAAATAATGTCTATAAGTAAGACGTAAGGACCTATCATCAGAAGGATTAGTATAATTATTATCAGGATTATTGTGTCTGTACCTAGACTCGTATTCCCTCTGTTCGACTGATACGCTAAGATCACCCGTGCTACAAGTATTGGTACCATTATTAAGATATTCGTTTCTAGGATACGCAGGTTCTACAAACAACGCTAAAATTGTAAGGGCTAGAATAATTAATCCTGTAAAATAATAATTCATCCTGAGAACCTCCATGCATTACCTGTTTAAATCCTTAATATCATAGTCATGTTCTCTAACTTGATCTGCTAGCTGTCTATATAAATTTTCTGCCATCTGCCACGTAGATTCCGCAGAAGTTAGTCTTGTGTTTTGATCTACAATTTTATCTTCTGCAACTTTTAAATCTCTTTTAAGATCTACTATTTCTTGCTGATTAGTGTTGATAGTATCTGTAAGATTAACAATATAACGAACGCCAGTAAATGTACCAACTAGCACTGAAGCTACTACAGGTACCAATACAAAATTCTTTTTTAACAAATCTGCTAAATTCATTATCTATTCCAAAAAAATATTCTTTTCCACCAACTTAATTTAACTTTAACTGGCTCAACAACACACTGACATTTTTTTTTCTCAAATTTACAATCCATACATATATTTAAACTCATTTTTTCTCCTCAATATTATAAAACATTTTATCAGAATCTTCTGTTACCCAATCAGATCCTTCACAGTCCCAATACGTAGTTTGTACGCTATAATCGGGCCAATCATTATCTGTAGTATAACTGTTCACATGCCAAATGATTCTGTTGTTTGGCTGCGCTGCATAATTACCATTTTTTAATGCCATTATGTGTGCACACTTGTGCTCTTGCGGAATTTCAGAATGTTCCGTATTTAGTATATTAGTCTCTGGATGTGCCCAGTCAACAGTAAATAAGTATTGACCTGAATAAAATTTTTTATCTTTACCAATATACTTGCCGTCTATACCAGCCAACCAATCAAAACAATGGACACTAGGATAATAACTAAAGCAGTTCCACAATTCGAGTTGATCCACTCGCATATCAGGCACGTCTTTTCTTTCAAACTCTTTTTGAAAGAATGCTGAAATAGGTAGTCTATAAAAGACTGCACCATTTGGTAACATGCAATGAAATAAGATTGCACGACCTGAAATAGAGCTAAGACCAAAGATAACACAGTCACTAGACTGTCCTTTATTTTTTTTAAGATCATAGAGATACTCCCTTCTTATTTTACAATAAATTGGCGGTATGTTAGCATTTAAATAAGCCATAGTACATTAATTTATTTCACCCCAGTTTGGACCATATTCATCATCCACTTTGTTTGGAACTTCTAAGTCTACCGCGTGGATCATTACATCTTTTATTTTATCAGCTTGCTGTTGTGATTCAATAGAAAAGTCTAACTCATCATGTACCTGTATGTGAGCTAAGATTCCTTCTTTGTGAAGCTTGACCATAGCTTGTTTAGTCATGTCAGCTGCACTACCTTGAATTAATTTATTCAAAGACTTGTAAGTAAATGCTCTACGATGACCATTTTTATGCCAATAGTTTTTCTTTTTTTGTTTTTTATCATCTAAAATAAATTCACCATCGTCATCTTTTAACCACTCACCCATGTTTTGAAGTTGAAGCATTCTTTCTTCATCTTCTGCTGGCACATACTTACCCCAGTCTGTACCTTTTAAAATAGGTTCGTATTTTGGAAAACGACAACGTCTACCCAGCAATGTTTTTATCTGACCTTTGCTTTCTGCAGCGCTCATAGCTTTGTTCATTAGTTGTTTTACAAATGGAACTTTACTGTGATACTTATCAAACAATTCATCAGCTTTATCTTTACTAACACCTAACTCTGCTTGAAGTTTTGCTTTACCCATACCATAAAATAATCCAAGATTAATTGTCTTTGCTTCTGTTCTAGGTATCTCTGCCATCTCTGCAACTATTTTGTGAAAGTCTGTTGATGGATCTGAATCATATGAATCTGCAATTGTATTTACAGATGGTAATTCATAACGTAATGCATAGTGTGCAACTAACCTTGGTTCCTGTTGCGAGTAATCAAAACAACCCCACTTGCAGTTTTCTTCTGGTATAAATAAAGACCTAATCATGGGGCCTGTTACTGGATCCCTGGCTGGTATCTGTTGTAGGTTAGGATTAGAATAACTAAATCTTCCAGTCACTGTACCACCATCATCGGAACGAATCTGATTAATCCCTGCGTGTATTCTACCACAATGTTCGTGATCAATAATGGTATCAATAAAGGTTGTTCTAACCTTGTTTATTTTTCTAGCTTCTGCTATCATCTTAACTACAGGATGTTTATGATTTGTAATAAAGTTTTTAGTGAAAGAAGGTGTTTTTGTTTTTGCAGTTAGTTCATATTTTAAATTCAAATTGTCAAAAGCTTTGGCAATACTTGCTGCTGCCCATAGTTGAACTTCTTGGTTACATTCTTTTTTTATTTGTAGGAGTAACATTTCTTCTTGCACTGCTAATTGTTGCTTCAATTTATGAGCTTTTTCAACGTCCACTCTCACCCCAAGAAATCGCATATCAACCAGACAAGGAAAAAGATCCGTTTCAAGATTAAAAACATTTTGTAATTGTTGTTCTTCAATTATTTTTTTAAAATATTGCCACAGTTCCAAAGTAAGTTCAGCATCTGCTTCGGCATATTCTCCAACTTCCATAGCAGGTAATCTCCACATATCAGCTTTGGGGTCTAGTCCTCTTGACTTTGCAGCTTCAATTAATTTTGTTTCGTTTTTACCTTTTTTTAAAAAAGCCCAAGACAAAGTATTTAGTGTATAAGAGAATCTATTTTCATCTATAAGACTGGCTGCAATCATAGTGTCTGTGATTAAACCATTGATTTTTATACCTAATTTACGTATCCAACATACGTCATACATTGCATTGTGAAATATTTTTTTCGAGGGTAAGGCACATACATTGGTAAACCAATCTAATACTTGTTTACGATCCATGTTAGGTCCTTCTTCATGTGCAATTGGATAATAACCTTTCCACCCTTCAACAGCCACAGCTATACCTACGATTTCTCCCACACCTATGATTGATCCTGATCCAAGTTTCTTTAAGTTTGGATCACGTGTTTCTAAGTCAATTGCTATCTCATCATGTTTAGATAGATCTGGAAATTGTTTTGGCTGTAGCCATTCTGTTTGTGGTAGTATCATTTCTTTTTACCCATGTCTTTCAGTGTTTTAATTTCTAATTCACAGTAATGAATTATTTTCTCAAGATCTTGTATGCCAGCTTTATTTTTGTATCGACACACATACTTTATAACATTGCCTTGAAAAAAAGAAAGATCATTCTTTGATATGAATTCATATGGTTGAATATGAAATTTTTTATAATGTGATCCTCCGATTTGTTTTTCTTGTGGTCCTTTAGAACTTTCAAATATACTATTATCTGTCATAGTTTGTATCCCTTCCTCTGCATTTTTGCTTTTAGTTTATATAGATTATTTTTTGCACGAGTGACTGCTACGTACCAAACTCTATGTTCTTCGTCCTCCTTGTCTTGACTTTTCTTTATTGCTTTTAATATTTTGTCTCCTAAATCTAAAGATAATATAACATTATCTTGTTCACCACCTTTAATCGCATGAATAGTTGATGTCCAAATTCTTGCAGGTTTACTTAAATCTTCCCCTGCTTCAATTAAACCTAAAAGATAATCCTTATCTTCTTGTTCTATATTTTGAAACGCTTCGTACCAATCTTTTTTTAAATTAAATTCTTCCGTACCTGTGTATTCTTTTATATCTTTAATATCTTTTTCTTCTAATTTAATATCTTGCTGTAATAGTTCATAGTTTTTTATGGCTTTGTATGCCCGAACCCTGACGCTTTTTCCCCTATTACTTTCGAAATATAAATTTTTTTTCTTTAGTTGCTCTTCTATCTTCAGTAATCTTGATACTGTTCTAGTTAATATTAACCACTTACCCTCAGTTAAATCTACCTGGTCCAGGTTAGCAATCTCCTCACAGTTTCCTTCATAGTCTCTTGGATAATATTTTTTTTCTTTTCGGTTACCCACAATGTTTTCTATACACATTTGTGATTGTTCCTGTATGGCTTTTGATATTCTTCTAGATTTATGTAATACTTTTTCTTTTGCAGGTTCATCAATAAATCTATTCACATCAGCGCCCGCCCAGGCAAAGATAGCCTGATCATCATCTCCTGCAAGATAAATATCTTTACTTTTTTCTTTTAACTTGTCGTAAAGCTTCCATTGCAATGGTGATAGATCCTGAGCTTCATCAATAAATACTGTATTGAACTCCGGAATCTTACTATCTTTCTTTAGTAACATTTCAATCATATCATTAAAGTCCATCATTTTTTTCTTGTCTTTGTACTCTAAGTAATTTTTATATATGTGATCTAACATAGACCATTCAACTTCTTTTGAGTTATGTTCTCCACGGTCAAACTCTTCTCTTATATCTACACATCTATTGATAGCTCTATGTATCAACTGAAAGTATGGATTATCACAAGTTAAAAAGTGAGATTCTTCTTTGTTATATCTATCGTAGTATTTTACTTTTACATTTAATTTTTTACCAAAGACTTCGTAATGATATGGTTGCATCACATCATCTTCTTTTAAACTTAAAATATTAAATGCAAATGAGTGAAGTGTTTGAAAGTATGGTAACTTCTTATCTTCTGCTGGCATTCTTTTCTTTGCTTCACCTGCAGCTTTTTTAGTAAATGCAAAGTAACCTATTTTATGTAATGGTGTCCCAACTCTTGCGTAGGCTCTGGCTCTTGATATCAATCTATATGTTTTACCCGTGCCAGGCGGCCCATATATCTTGTATACCATTAAATAATATCCTCTTCATCTTCAAATGAAACAATCTCATCTATTTCTTTTTTTTCTTCAAAGACATACAAAGGAACTCTTAAAACTTTTATTGGTGGAAAATAATCATCATTCTTATCCTTACCAGGAAATCTTTTTGGTTTGTTAAACAATGCTTTTTTATCTTTATCATCACTCTTAAATAATTCTTTTATCATGTAAGAAGTTCTTTGTGGATCTGTTTTCCATTCTTTTGTTTTTAAATCAGAATAAAATTCATCATAAACAAACCATGCATAGTTTTCATCCACTAAAGGTTTACCACTTTCAAAAGATTTATATGTGGTTGCTCTTGGTCCATATACATATTTCTCTAGATTCTTTAATAAAATATCCATAGGACTTGTGCCTTCTACTGGTTCAATAGTTTCTACTTTTTCTTTATCAAATAAAAGCTTCATTATTTCAATGAAGTCATTACCTTTTATATTTGGTGGAACTACAAATGCTTGCTCCATCATCAAAGCTCTTAATGCTTTCTGACTTTCTAGTTTGTAAATATCTTTTGCATGTACCTGAACTGTCTCACCATCTTCTCTTTCAACAGTAAACTTCCATTCTGGTGTAGGTTTGTAATTTATTTTTTGCAACGCTGATATTCTAGGCCACACAGGTTTATCGTCAGATAAAATTCCAAACTTTCTTTTTAAACAAACTGGTTTAACACACACTGGTGATAGTAGTTCTCCATTACATTGATAACCTTTTGTTTCTTTATCCCAACTTTTAATTTTTGTTTTAACGTGATCATCTGTCCACTTAGAATCAAACTTAAAATAATTTCTAGCTGCTTCAACTATCTTATCTTTCCAGTTATCTTTGTATTTCTTTTTAGCAAACACCATATAGTTATATAAAAATCTATCTCTATCATCTGTCATTATTTCTTTTGTAAGAACTCCAAGACAAGGTGGACCATCTTTAAACTCTTCACCACTACCTTGTAGTTCATCTGAAATAATTTTTTCCTGTATATCTTTTAATTGTTTTTTATTTACTGAATTAAGTTCAATACATTTTACAAACATGTCTAAAGACATTTCAGTTCCATCAGGTGCTAATGCTCTTCTACCATCTGCATTGTATGGAAGATTTATAAAGTTACCGTTTGCTTTATTACCTTTTTCATCGGAAGAACGTAAGTTTGTTTGCTTAGGAAATATCTCTGTCTTGATGTTTAGTTTAAATACATAGAGCATCTGCTCTAGAAACTGTCTTATCTCTATTGCTTTTACAAATTCAGTGGTGAACACATATAAATGTAGTCCACCACTTTTGGACAGGACAGGGATGATTGGTAAACTTTTTTCTTGTATTGTTTTTAAATAAAATTCTCTATCAATTGGATACTTGTCTACATCGATTGCACCAAATCTTGCAGTGCCATCGTCTGTACATGGTTGTATACCAATTGATTTAACTCCTGTTAAATGATCCTCGTAGTCTTTGTCTGTAACTTTTAACTGTGACCATTCATGTTTAAATTTTTTCTTACCTGTCTCTGGATCTACGTACCCTTCGTTTATTTTACAGACACCATAATTACGTGTTAAGCCAGTAAAATACTTTATAAAATCTTTCATTCCTATCCCTGTTTTTAAGGCGCTTCCAGTCTCCCTTCAGCGCCTTAGCTTGGCCAGCATTCCCAGAAGGGAAACTAGATAATGTCTTCTTTACTTTTAGTTGATGCAACCTGTTCATACTTAGGTTTTGCTGCACCTGCAAAAGCTTCTTCTTGAAGTTTTTTTGCAGTTTCATAGATAGATAAATCTTCTGGCTTAGATACATCTAGCATTCTAACCTTGCTAGGTTTGTAAACGTGCCAGCTTTTATCTCCCCAGTTTTTACCAACTGTTTTAAGATTAAAGACTGCTGCATAGGCTGCAGGTTTAAATGAACCTTGAGCATCTTTTACTCTAAGATTATCAATTAAATCATTTAACTCTCTACCTGGAGTTAAATTAGATGATCTCATAGTGATGACTGCTCTTCTTGCTTCACCGTTGATTAATGCCAGTACAAAGAAATACATAGTTTTTTCACAGTAATTACCATTAGATAATCTGTATTTACCATTTTTTTCTTCTACCGCATCTGCAGGTGGATTGATGTGAGTACCGACTGGTGCTGCCGCACTGTCTCCTCTTTCTTGCCATTCTGGGTATCTAGTGTGAGTATGACAAATAACTACTTCTAGTCCTTTGTCTCCATCAATTAAACTACCCATACTGCCAGAATATATCATCCCAGGTTTCGCACCTTCAACGTATTTAGCGTTTCTTGTGTTACACTCAGGTGATAACTGGTGAAGAATTTTTAAAATCACAGTTGATTTATCACTGGACTTTAACTCTTCTGTGCCTTTTCCTGCATCGGATCTTAAGCTTACTGGTGATAGTGCACCTGCACTATTCTTTTGAACCATATCTGTATTATTACTCATATATGTTTACTCCTATATATATTTATTAGTTTATTTTTTATTTTTTATTTTTGTTTGATTTCCATCAAACGTCCAAAAAAGATCTTCAGGAACTTCGTTACCTTTGTTCTTCCAATCTTCCATGGTTACTTTAAGAGTCATGGCATGAACTGCTTCTTTTTGAGAAGGTTCATAGCCCTGACCCTTTGCAAGGGTAGCATATTCTGCAGCCTTGTTTTCTTCGCCTTGACCAAAGTTAACTGTGATTTCATTTTTCACAATATCACCTAAGCCATTATTTCGAAGCCATTGTATCGCCTGAGCTTTTTTATCAGCTTTCATAGTGGCGCTATAAATTTTTTTAACAGATAATTCTGAACCATCTTTTAATTTTAATGTGCTCAAATTCATCTTTTCCATAAGTTCAGGAATAGTAAAATTATTAATATACTTTTCTTGTTCTTTTAACTCTTTTAAACCAGCCTCTGTACTTAAGATCTGTGCGCTAATAGATTGTAATTTTTCTATCTGCTCAGATAGTTCTGTTGGATCAATTGCATTTAATTGATCAGGTGCGTCGTCACGTAGATTTATCATTTTTAACTCCTTTATTTAAATTAACTTTCATGTTTCGTAATATAGAAACAAATTAATCTTTGTCAAGACTACTTGTTAAATAAATTTATTTCTATAGGAAAATAAGACGCTTGTATTCTGTCCCACTTTAATAATTTAAAGTGACCATTTGTCACATCACTTGCAACTGCACATACAACTCCAATTAGAGCCGGATCACCATACAATAAAAGATAATCATCAGATGTAAAATTTTTTAAACTATTTTTTATTTCTATAATTAGTGGGCCTGGTGAAAATTGCATTTGTTTTAATTTAGGAAACATTGTCTTAATTTCGCCATACTTGATAGCAGGAGTTAAATCAAACTTAGGTTGTCCTGTTTGTCTATCGGTAGGTATTTCTTGCACTAAATAAACTTTGGACAAAGTTGTCGCATCATCAACATAGTGTTGTTTATTATTATATTTTAATATTTTCATATTGACTTTATATCTTTCTCTTCTTATATACACCAATAGAAAGAAAAGTAAAGGTATATATAAATTATGAATTACAAATTTAAAACAAAACCATATAAGCATCAGCTTGATGCATTACAAGACTCTTGGGACAAAGAAAACTTTGCCTATTTTATGGAGATGGGTACGGGTAAATCTAAGGTTCTTTTAGACAATGCAGCAATGCTATACGACAAGGGTAAGATTAATGGTTTATTAATTATTGCACCTAAAGGTGTATATAAAAACTGGTACGACTCAGAAATACCAACACACTTACCAGATCATATTTTTAAAAAAATGGTTTTGTGGAAGACATCAGACAAATCAAAAAAACAACAACTGCTTTTAAATACTTTATTTGAAACAGGAAGTGAGTTTCATATATTACTTATGAATGTTGAAGCTTTTTCAAAAGGTGATGGTGCAGCATTTGCATATAAATTTTTATCTTGTCATAATACAATGATTGCAATTGATGAGTCTACAACAATTAAGACTCCTACATCTAACAGAACTAAAAATATTTTAGCGCTAAGAGAGCATGCTAAATACAGAAGAATACTTACCGGTTCTCCTGTAACTAAATCACCCTTAGATTTATTTAGTCAATGTGAGTTCCTTGATCCCTGGCTCCTGGGGCATACTTCATACTGGACATTCAAGGCTCGTTATGCAGTAACCAGAAAAATTCAGGTACAAGGTAGACAAGTAGAAATAGTTGTTGGTTATAGAAACCTAGGTGAGTTATCAGAGAAGATACAACCATTCTCTAAAAGAGTTTTAAAAGATGATTGTCTAGACTTACCTAAAAAGACTTTTATGAAACATGTTGTTGAAATGACTAAAGAACAAAAGAAAGTTTACAAACAAATGAAGGAAGAAGCTATTGCCTATCTTGATGGTAAGGTTTTATCTTCAGCTACAGTCATGACTCAGTTAATGAGACTACATCAAATTACTTGTGGTCACTTCACACCTGATGATGGAGAGATAAAAGATCTTCCTTGTAATAGAATGACAGAGCTGATGGACATACTAGAAAATGTACATGGTAAAGCTGTTATCTGGTCCCACTATACTCACGATGTGAGAAGAATTATTGAAGAAATAAAAAGAGTATATGGAGAAGATTCTGTTGTTGATTATTTTGGTCAGACCACTCCGGAAGAAAGGTCAATTAATATAAAGAAATTTCAAGAGGATGACAAGTGTAGATTTTTTGTAGGAACTACTCACACGGGCGGCTATGGTATCACATTGACTGCTGCGAGTACAATGATTTATTTTTCAAACGGTTATGATTTAGAGAAGAGACAACAATCAGAAGCTAGAATAGATCGTATTGGTCAAACAAAACCTATGACTTATATTGATATTATTTCTGAAGATACTGTTGATGATAGAATTGTTAAAGCTCTTCGTAGCAAAATAAATATTGCTAATCAAATTATGGGTGAGGATTATAAAGATTGGATTTAGATTTTATCTAATAACATTAAGATAACACTAGCCATACCAGCAAGTAATACGCCAGCACATACTATCATTATTTTTTCTATTCTTTTGATTTGTTCTTCTATGGATTTAATTTTATCGTGAGTTTGTTTCTGCATAATTCTACACAGCTTTTCATGTGATTCTATTCTTGTAAGTGCTTCGTCTTTTTTAGCCATTAAAATGTGACCCCCGCCACATAAAAACCCCGATAGTATGAGACTATCAAACCGCCCAAATAAATCATTATGCTAAACCTCGTTGTCTTAATCTAATTTGTTTTTCTTCATCAGATAATAATGCATTTTCAACTGGTGTCAATCCTGTAGCCATGATGTTCCCTGGTGCCTGAGGCTGTATTACTTGAGCATTGGGCATAGGTTGTATTGGTAATGGTGGTGTTTGTACTTCAGGTATTAGATAATCATTTAAATCTATACCTGTTTGATCTACTTCTTCTAAGTTAGGTGTATAAGCTAATCCACCTTGCGCAAATGTTTGAGGTTCTATATTATTTTGATATGATCCATCTAACCTTAATTTATTCATGTCTCTTCTCATTCTTAAAAGCACAGGTCTTGCTGTATTAAACACATTAAAAGTTCCAAGGTTCCTTGAAATTTCTCTAAATCTTTCTTGAATATCTTCAGAAGGATAATACGCATCAAATCTTCCTCTTCTTAAATTATTAAAATTAGATTCTGAAAGTTGTCTATCAGAAAATTCTCTATTTAAATTTTGTTTTGATACACCTAATATTTCTGCTGCATTAATATTTTTGTGCATTTCTTTTTGAACATTAAATCTTGCTTTGTTGGATTCATAGTATCTTGTAATGATATCATTAGGGTCAATTGGCCCACCTCTTAATAATCCAAACGCACCACCTGTAAATTCTCTTCTAGCATTTCTAATACCTCTTTGATATTCAGCAATTTTAAATCCCATAGATTTAATTGGATCAACTTTAATAGGTCTAAACCCTATTAACCCTGCTATCTGATCATCTAGTTCTAATATATCTCCAGTTTTAGTAGGTTTTTCTAAAGCAGCTTGTCCAATCCTTACGTATTGTTTATATGATGGAGCAAGAGCTTCCATTAAGTGTCTAAATTTAATTGATAGTCTGTCACCTATAGGTGTTTGGTCTGTATATAAAAGTCTACCATCTCTTGTTCTACCACCTCTACCGGGAAGTAGTGGAAATAAATCTACATCTGCTGCAGCCTGAGTCCAAATAGATTCATCAATAAATGGTGCAGCTATTTCTGTAACTGCTTCTTCAGCTCCTGTAATAAATCCTTGAAGTATTGTATCACCATCCTTTGTACCAGCCATAATTTCATTTGCTAAAGTTCTAAAAGGTCTGCCAATTAAATCGTATGCATTTGAGTGACTAAAATCCATATATTTTAATTCACCTGTATTCTCATCTCTAATTGGAATTAGTGTTGAGTTTCTTGACCACTCAGGAACAAATTGTCTTAATGCTTGTATCTCGTCTTCCGTTACATTGTACAAAGCCTTTGCACCTTCTACAGCCATCGCAGGCACTGCATTTAATGTAAATGCCATACCAGCAGCTCTTGTTGCGCCAATACTGTACATTGGGTTATTATTTTTAACAAAACCTTTTCCTTGTATAAAAACCATGGGAAGAATATTACTACCTTTTATAACTTCACCTGCAGCTGGAATATGTTTCATTTCTTTTATAGCTTGCTGACCAATGTTTACTGTTGATCTAATCATTTCAGATGGAAAAGACATGAAGTTACCAACAGGTAATAGTCTCGCAGTTCTAACTACATCACCAACATACGCATAGTTTGGCACTGTATTTCTTACAATGTCTGCAGCTTCTTCTTTTAATTCTTTTGTAGTCTTATTAATTTTTGCAGCTTTGTAAGCATTATCTCTTCTACTCAATTCTACAAAATAATTTGTAATTTTCCAAAAATCATCTTCGGCAACATATTTACCTTGTAAGTATTCAGGAACTTTTTTTAATTTAGAAAGCATTGGATTTAACACAGCATCTAAATCAGCTATCTTGTCTCCAAAGTTAACATCTTTCATTAAAGCTCTAAGATCTCCTATTTGAACCTGTGAGTTTACAACCCCTAATTCTAATAATTCTCTATATGCATTCTCAAAATCTAAATCTTTGTATCTAGTATTTTTTAAATTACCTACACCAGATATCTGCCAACCTTTTCTAAATGCATCACCTAACATTTTTGGATTTTTAAATCCCTGAAATAATATTCCATTTGCAGAAGCAAATGCACCAGCACTAATAATATTACGTAAGTGAGTTGGTATTGAAAATACTGTTTTAGCCAATTGAGATACTCCCTTTGGAAATAATAATAAATTTCTATATAAAAAACTCGCACCTTTTTCTGCAACTGATGCTCCTTCCTTACCTCTAACTGCAGCTGTAAAATAACCTTCAGTTAAATTGTTTGCATTTTCTAAAGCTTGTGCAATTGGTTTAGTTGTAAATTTACCCACTAATGGATTTGCTACTTGCCCCGCTTTAAATGTTGCTAAATCTTTTAATTTATCTTTTTTACCTATTTCAACTATTTCTACTACACCATTGGTAGCATTTCTTGCTTCTTCTTTTGTTTTCCAAAAACTTCCTACTCCACCTTGAGATTGAATTACATCATTTTGATCAACCATTTGTTTTAACATAGCACTATTCCTAGCCATACCGGATAATTGAGTTACCGCATTGAATATAGAATATCTAGGATCTTTCATTTCTCCTAAAAGTTTTCTTATTTCTTTCGCTGGACCTTTCGTTTCATCAATTATATTTTTTATAAATTTATCGTCTTTCCCAAAACCTTGTAAAGTTTTTTTAATGTATGTAGGATCTGCTAATCCTTTTATAGATTTTTTCTCTTGTACTCCATCCTCTAAAATTCTATCTACAATATCCCTTGCTTCTTGAGTAAATAAACTACGATCTCTTTTACCACTAGCATCTGATAATTGTTTTTCAAAAAATTTAGTAGCTTGTTCTTTTACTTCATCGGTTGGTCTGTATCTACCAAAGACACCTAATACAGGAGAATCTTCGAATATTTTATATGTATTTTTTACAGACTCTTTTATTCTTTGCTGTAGTATAGCTTTTAATTCTGGTGCATTATATTTGTTTGTAGTGTCAATTAAATTTTTAAATGTTCCTCTTGCATCATCAACTGTATTCATGATGTCTCCTATTACTTCTTCACTAACACCTTTATTTTTTGAATTTTTATAAAATGCATCTACTTTTGCAACTGGAGAAAGTTTAGTTAAATCACCATCTAATATTAAGTCATTTATTTCTTTGTAAAATAATTCTTTTTCTTCTTTACTCAATGACTTATCTAAAATTTTCTGCATCTCAGGAAATGCTTTAGCTACTGTTCTATCTAAACGTTTAACTAATTCAGTTGCTTTGTTCATATCTGCAGATCTAAATCCTTCCATAACTTTTTGAGAACCAAATAAAGCTTTTGTTAAAGGTCCTTCAGGTGTAAATGCTTCTGCAAATTTATTTAAATATCTTTCAAATCTATTATTACTATACGCTAATGCTTTTCCTTTTTGAGCAAGAGCCTTTGCACTTTTACCTGCAGCTCCTACAATAGGAGTAAACAATAAAGACTCACTACCGAATTTTAATCTGTTCATTAATTTTCTAGTAGCATCTTCTCTTCCACTACTCACATCAAATGTATCTAGTTGAGTAGGACCTTTATCAAATAAATCACCAAAAGTTCCGATCTCTTCTACATCAGCTACAAAAAATTCACCTGCAGCTCCTCCTATTGCACCAACAGTAAATCTTTGAAGACCTTCTTTTTCATTTAGTTTAAATGCTTTTTCAGCGCCTTTAATTACTTTTTTATCACCAGAGCTAAAAGCTTTACCTAATTTTTTCTTTTTAAAATAATTAGTTGCTAACTTACTTCCTAATTTAAAACCCTGTTGCCCAGGAACACCTATTGAAACAAGCGCTTCAGTTAATTTACCTATACCTTTTTGCTCTGCTAATTCTTCAAATGGATTAAGTTTATCAAAAAACATTTCAACATCTGCTGCAGTATTTGTATCAAAACCTAAATCAACTAACTCTGCACCTAATGAAAATATACCTTCAGGAACTTTAATTAAACCCGATGCTATACCAGATATACCCGAAGTGTACCAAGAAACTTCGTTACCTTCTTCTTGAGGAATTAGTGGAGTAAACTCAGCCATTTAGTCTCCTATGCTGATGGATCGTCCATTGACATTCCAAAATCAGGGACTGATCTATCTTTTTTTTCTGGTGGTGGAGTTATTTTTTCGGTTAAATCAATTTCTTCTATAGTATTATATGTATCAAAACCAAGTACACCTGCTACTTCTTGAACTTTCACATAAGTGTTTGTAAAAGGATCATAAAATACTTTACCTTTATTTTTTCTTAATAATTTTTCATTTGCTCTTCTTTGATCAACATCATTTATATCAAAAGTAAGAACACCACCTGCTCTTGAACCTACTTTTTTACGAAAGTCTCCCGCTAATTCTGTTTGAAATTTTGTAGCAGCTTGAGCAGCTGGAATATTATCTGTTCCATATTCTTGTATATTTGTGTCTAAAACACTTGCAGTCAATGGATCCATTTTTCCTGATGCAGTAGTTTCTGCAATTTTTAATTTACCTGCTAATTCATCTGCTAATAATTTTTCTTTACCAGCTTGTTCAATAGCTAATTGAGCTGCACCTGATTTAAGATCTCTTAAATATTTTCTTTTTTCAGCTTGGTTTTCTAAAAGGTTTGCAACAGGTTTTTCTGCCGCCGCTAATCCTGTAGAAATTAATCCACTAAGACCTTTACCTTGAGGAGCTTGTGATGCAATAGATGGTCCGTATTGTAATAAAAAAGTTGTTAGCGGATCAAAACCTTTGTCTTGTGGAGCATTCTGCATAAGTATATCTAAATTTTCTTTAGTAAGTTCTCCAACTCTACCTGCTTCTGCATAGTTTTCTCTATCTTCAATACCAGACATGATGCCATTCATATTAGCACCGCCACCTTTTCTAAACATGGGTCTTCTAAATATTTTACTCATTAAAGCGCTCTGTATATACCAGCTAGTGTTGAACCTAAACCTAATGCAGATTGAAGTGGACTAGCTGATGGTGATGTTTGTTGAAACTGTGATCCAGGGTAACCAGCAATTAGACCCGTAATACCTGAACCTAAAGTTTGTGCTGCTGTAATTGGTTGTTGTAATTGTTGTTGAGCTAACTGTTGTTGTGCTCCTAATTCTGATTGTCTTTGTGATTGCAATCCACCACCTAGACTAGTTAAACCTGCAACTTGTTGTCCAGCTAACTGTGGAGATAATCCGGCTAATGCTTGTTGCTGTGTAGATAATGCTTGTTGTTGATTTGCTAAAGCTTGTTGTTGACCGAAAGCTTGACCCGCTGCTTGTTGAGCTTGACCAAAACCTTGTTGTAATAATTGTGCTTGTAATGCCGCTCTGTTTCTATCTGATGCTGACATATATTCTGCTCTTGCAACACCTTCACGTCCTCCACCAAATGCACCTGATTGAATTGCACTTTGTGCAATTGAACCTAAACCTTTTTGTGCTTGGATATCAAATTCATCTAAAGATGCTTGAATAACATCCTGTTGATATGGCGACATAAACTGAGAGTAAGCTTGAGGTCCCATAAATTGACCTGCTAGGCCAGCTTGTTTTGCTGCTTCTCCAGCTTGAGTTGATGCTGTTTGTAAGAATGGAGCGTATGATCCTAAACCTTGTTGTGCAGTTGCAACTTTAATTGCTTCAGCTTGTAAAGGATCTTGTCCAGCTACGAATTGTGGACCATAAACTTTTGATAAATCTGCACCTTTAAATTGACCAACAGCTTGTTGTAATTCTGTAATATATGGTTTTGCTGCTGCTTCTATAAACTCAGGTGGTTGTGTTATTTGTGTAATTGTTTCAGCCATTATACTCTTCCGCCTTTTTCTAATTTTTTCATTATGTCATACATACGTTGTGCACCTTTGTTGACATTACCATCACCCATGCCTCTTACAGCATCGGCAGTAAATACAAATTCATTGTTTGACAACATCGCAGGGATGTCATCTGCCTTCTCTTTTACACCAACTGGAGGAATAAATCCACCACTTTCTCTAAGATCTAGCTCCTTTACGCCTGCTTTATTAGTCCTTTGAGGTAGACCCATGATGCCTGATGCCTGATCCACTATCTGATCGGTTCCCATAGCATAATTCATTCTACCACCCATATTTGCAGGTTCTCTATATGTATTTGCTGCAGTAGTAGTTCCTTTAACACTATTAAATAATTCATCTATTTCTCTTACAGACATATTTTCTACCATGTCTCTGTATCCTTTTTTAATTAAAAAATCTTTTTTAAGATCAGTTCCATCGTTGTATCCTATTCTACCACCCTCTGCATATCCACCAGCTCCTGATGTATACTCAGATAAATCATTGTCTACAAGTGCAGGTATTTCAGATTCTTTATATCCTAAATTTTGATAAGCTGTTGTAAGCTTACTTCTTAATGCTCCTATGTTTCTACCTGATGATACTTCTTCTTGTTCTTCAGGAGACAAAGCACCTAATACTCCACCTAATACAGTTCCACCAGCCATGACTCCAAGAGTCTTGCCTAGTGTTTTTTCTCCACCCAATAATTCTTTTAAACCTGTTGCTTTTCCAGAAAATAAATTAGATAAAAAACTACCTTCTCCTCTACCTAATAAACCTCCAAAAGAGGTTCCAGGTATACCAAATAAACCTCCACCAATTAATGCAGCTTTACCTAAATCTGATTTAAGAACGCTACCAATACCCTTAGCAACACCTTTAACAGCGCCTTTAAGAGCATCACCAACACCTCCAAGGAAATAACCCTGTCTTGGTGCGACTTCCATTATTCCGCCACCTCTTCTTAGTTGTCTGGGCATTTGCATTCTTGAAATTGGCATAGTTTTATTAGTTTACTTAGTTTTTCCGAAAATATCAAGGCTTGGCATAATTACTTTTATATCTCTTCGGATATCTTCTTCTGCTATTCCTTTTAATTTCCATTCGTTATCGTCTTTGTATTCTTCACCTGTTTTAAGGTTAGTTATTGTTTCTATTATTTTTTCTGGTTTTATGACTTGCATTTTTTTCCTATGTTCTATCAAACTCTAGTATTGATACTGTTCCCTCAAATATGTCAGCTGTCGCTGCTTGTAGTTGTAACTTGTCACTCTCTTCTAGTATAATTGTACCATCAGATATAGACTTAGAATTACCTGAGTTTACAGTGTGTTCTGCAAATTGATAAGCTCTACCTGCAGAGGTATCATATACATAAGCTTTAATCTCAACGTTACCTGATCCAACATTAGCTGTATGAATGTTTTGTATAATTGCTCTAGACTCAGTTGGTACAGTATAAATATCTGTAGCATTAGTTGTAGTTAAATCAAACTGTGCATTCTTATATCTATTAGCCATTATGCTTCACTTCCACTATTCATAAACCAAGTAAATCTTGATTGCTCATCTCTTAAATCTTGTTGAAAAGTTGAGTTTAATTTCTCAATCAATCCGTCTAAATCTCTAACTAAAGAATCAGCATCTTGCTGTTTATATTCTTGCCCTGGTCTAGAAAATACTACTGTTATCTTTGCCATTATATTAATCTATTTTCTACTTGTCTTAATACTTCTTTATCAAAACCAGTTATATCTACACCTGCATTTGCTAAGAATCCTTTAGCAATACCATCACCATTGTAATCAGCAAACTCAATATCATTAATAAATATTCTTCTACCAGATGTATCTAATGAATAGACAACAGGTATCTTATCAATCTTAACAGATAGTGGACTATCTTTGACCATAATAAATCTACCATCTTCTTTAACATAGTGACTACCTGCAACAGTGACACCTTTGTAATCATGGATTTCATCAGATGCTTTAAATTGGAATACACCTGTAACTTCACCACCTTTGGTATCATCACCGAGTTGAATGTTTTTAATTTCTTTAGTTGAACCGTCAGCCATTTGAATAGGAGTGCTTGGATCAAAACAGAAATTACCTGCATCATATCCACCACCTTTTCCTGCTCCTCTACTACTACTTCCAGCTCCAACATCAGAAAATCCTCCACCTCCCCCTGGTCTTGAATCTCCTCTATTATCTCTTGCAATTGCTTCTCTTTGAGTTCTTGTTGGTTGAGTAAATTGTCTTACTTCTTTTGGAATATCTGCTATTCTTTTTTCTTCTAATTTTCTATTGTAAATTATATCTGCCGCTGATTTTCTTCTATTTAATAAGTTTTGAGATTTATTAAATAAATCTAGTCTATTAATTAAATCAGTTGGTTTACCAGTAGCTGGATTTATTGGTACATCACCTTCATATTCTCCAGCGACAGCTGCTGCTATTTCTGCATCAGTCATTCCATATTTTTCTTTTAATGTTTTAGAAACTGTTTCTCTTCTCTTGTCATAAGACTTATCTAATCCATAATTAGTTTCTTCACCCATTTTACCACCCGTTACAAGATTTAATAAACCACCTGATACAGGATTATATCCCGCCATAATTCCTTCTGGCGTGTTGTAATTATTTGTTACAAGTCTACCCATGTTATCTAACATAAAGCCACCGCCTAATAATTCGTTTTGAAAAATACCTGCTTTATTCGGTGGTAAACCACTCAATAAATTTTTTGCAAAACTTCCTATACCTTTAATTCCTCTTCCCAACATAGTATTGCTTAAAAGTTCTTGAATTTTTGAAGGAGGTTTTTGTTGATAAGGACCCATTATACCTGAAGTGTTCAAAGCTCCTGTTGCAATATTAGCTTCAGGATCACCCATCATTGTACCAAAAGCAGCTTCATAAGCAGGTCTTGCATTATAATTTCTAATAGTTCTTACATTAGGATCGTTTGCACTTATATTAAATGGACCACCTCCACCTCCGTCTCCACCCATTTGTTGTAATAACAATGGAGTAATTCCTCCTGATGTAGTTTCTTCAACTGGAGTTTCTACAACTGGTGTGTTAGTTACAGGTTGAAATATAGGAGATATACTAGGTAATCCTTGATTTAAATATGCTTGCGCTAAATCTGCTAAAGTTGCCATTATCTTCTTCCGTCTGGTTGCGTGTCTAATCTAAACGTACCAAGTTTCCAACTTTGATTAGCAGCTGTATTAGCTATTTTCAAAGACATGGCTCTTGCTCTTGCACGTGTATCTACTTTATCAGTAGAACTGGTAATTGTAAAGGGTCCAAGTGGTGAGCTTGCTTGTGAGCTATTTGGATAGTTTCTGAGCTGTAATGTTACTTGAGTATTACCTGTTTGTGATAAAAAGTCAGGTATAAATCTTCTAATTTTCATAATGAATTCACCATCTCCTTGGAATGTTGCAACACCTGTTTGTTGACCTTGTCTAGATCTTTGTGCTGTAATATCAAAGTCTCCTGATTCAATGTTTGATGTAATTACATTTATACCATTTGCTAATGCTTCATCAGTTCCTTTTTCGTGCTCAAAATATATTGTACTTCCTTCAGTATTACCAACAACATCAAATGATGCATCATCACTTGCAGTAAAACTAGTTGCGTGTGGTAAACCAAATACAGAAGAATCTTGCCATGTACCTCTTGATAAAGTCCCTGTAGTCCATACAGGTCTTTGTGCAGTTGAGTCCATATAATTATAGGTTACACATCTATTAATTACAGTTGAACTTTCTGTGCAATAGAACCAAGTAATTTCCCCAAACAAATTATTTAACCCAACATTAATTAATTGGTTAGCTGTTGTATTTAAATCATCATAAACAAAATCTTCTACCAAACAAATCATAGTCTCCAAATTACCAGAGTATTTAAAGAAACCGTTTTCTGAAAACCAATATGCAGCACCATCAACTTCTAATGCAGCGTTCTGTCCAATCAATCCACAGTTAGTTCCTACTTGTTGAAAACCAAAAGTAAAAGGTTGACCAATAAATCTCATAGTAAATAAAGATGTGTCTGTCCAAACATAGATTGCATCTCTACCTCTAACCGCACCTACAATTTTAGATCCATCAGCTAGTCTTTGAAAACCTGCTGTGTTAACTGCTGTTGGTTGATAAGTATTAATATCTTCTCTATTTGAGAATCTAATAAACATTTCATCTTGTGTAGAAGGTGTTCCTATAGTTTCTTCTGTGCCAAAAAATACTAAGTGTCTATCAGGTGTTGATACTAACATATCACGTGATGCTGTTGGTGCACCTGAAATAATAGTTGCTCTATTAGTTACGGCATTTGTTGCATTAGAGTCCCATTCAAATACTTGTGCATTATGAATTAGTGCAATTACTTTATCACCAAAGTTATCAATAGACCATAAACCAGGATCAACAACTAAGTCACCTGATGCAGCTTCACCCCATGCGATGTAATCTGAACTATTAAGTACGGTTGCACCATTAGAGTGTGTTGCAGCTGTTGTATTTCTAACCCCTCTTGTAACACCGGTTAAAGTATTTGTTGATATCCCTGTGTATGAAATTTCTTCTGAACCTATTTGTATAAAGTTTGTACCTGATGTTGGAAACAAGGATGCATCTGTTAATACAATAGTTGTTGTAACTGCATTAATACCACCATTTAAAGTTGTAGTTGCTTCACCTGTCACAGTTCCACCCCAAGAAGCTAATCCCCAACCGAAGCCCGGTAATTGTTCTGCAGGTCCTACTGGATAATAATGTTGAACTCTAATACCACCAGATGTTGTAGCACCTGATCCAGTCTCATTAGATGGCATTGTAATAGTTAAAGTTGTTCCTGTTGGCACACTTGTTACCATAAATTTTTTATCATCAAAGTCTGATGCTGAAAAATTAGAATTAGTTATTGCTGTAAAATTATCTAAAAGAATAATATCGTTTTCTTGAATGTTATGATCCGTGCTAAATGTTATTGTAACAGTTGCAGAACCGTTCGTTGTACTGAATGCATTGGTTAATGTTGTTGTAGTTTTAATCGGATGAATGTCGTAAAATACACCACCTGTGTAAGCGTATAAAATTCTGTTTGTACCTATGATTGCAAACTTGTTACCAGACTTGTTAACTAAATGATGTAAAGCTCTTGCAGCTCCTGTAAGTTTTGATTCACCTAATTGTGACCAACCACCAATTTTTTCAGGTGTACCATATCTAAACCTTACGTTATCTCCACCAACCCATTGTCCTTCAGCTGTGGTTTCTGTAATCTGTTTATTGAATCCAGGTTGAAAACCTATCTTTTGTAGCATATGACTCCATTATAATACTATTTAATACCTGATGGTAGACCTAACATAGGTCTTCCGTCAAATCTATTTTTATCAGCAAATGGGCCGTTTACATGATTATAATGTAAGAATACTTGGCCACATATGTTCCCGTCAAAAGGCTCTCGCCAATGTTCGAGTTCGCAACCACTATATACTAACATATCCCCTACTTCAAGCAAGACTTTCGTACCTGCTGGAGCGTTGGGTTTTACAATATTTTGTCTTTCATTAACAACATTATTAGCACCTGTACCGTCTATAAATATAGGCCAAGGATCTCCACCTAAATTAAGTGTTGTAGATATTTCACAAGATGGTCTATCTTTGTGTCTATGTAAACAATCACCTTTTTTATAGGCTCTAGTGTAAGAATAAGTTGGTATCAAATCTAAGCCTGTATGTTTCTTCATAACAGGCAACATTTTAACTAGTAATGTATCCATTACAAAATCACCATAACACGAATAGGTATTTGGTATTTGTTGATCTGTCCATGTTCCAAGGATCGGGGACTGTGAGTGTATGTTATGTTCATACATAAATCTTGTTGCATCTCTTTTAAGTAGTAAATAATTTAAGGCAAAGTTAGCTAGATCGTATGATACAGCGCTTTTGATTACTTGATATTTATTAGTTTGAAATGTCATACAAACATACCTTTCTGTAAAAAATTAAATGATACTGATATTCTTATATCATTAGATTGATTAGGATCAACACAATGCATTAACCAGGATGGAAACATAATACATCTTCCAGCAATAGGTTCGTAATGTGTTTCTCTAAATAGTCTTGGAGGTACTGGACCTTTTTTCTGATTTGGTCTAACCATTGCAGCTGATGCTCTTGGATCATCTATTTTTAAATGTCCTGAGTTCTTAGGTGCTTTAATATAATATACACCTGACCATAGTGAATTAGGGTGTTGATGTGCTCTGTTCATTCCACCTGGTGGATTTATATTAGCCCACATATTACCTAATACAGGTTCACTATCTAAATGTTCTTGTTCGTATATTGTTTTTTGACATGCATATAACATATCAACTAGTTTTTTATATTCAGGTAACTCAGCCATGTTTGTAGGTGAATGCCAACCTTGTACATTAGTTCTTGTTATACCTTTATCTTGTTTAGACCATGCTACAATATCTCTTTCCAATTCTTGATTTAAGGTTGGGTGTTCTATGTCTGCAATATAGATAGGTGTTGGAAAATGTAAATCTCTATGCATTATTTAAATGGTGTTCCTCCAAACCACATAACAAGTGATTGTCTTCTACCTCGTGTCACAGGTTTTACTCTATGTCTTATAAATGAAGCAAAGAATACTGCGTGTCCCTGTTTTATTTTTGCAATTTTACCTTCAGCCATTAATTCCAAGTCTCCTCCTTCAAACTCTGATTCAGGAGAAAGTAGACAAGTCATAGATATTTTTCTAACAGGTGGTTCGTGTGCACAGTTTACATCATTATCTACATGCCATTCGTAAAAACCACCTTCTGGATATTCTGTGTATTGTGCCATCTCTGTGATAGTCATTCCATCAAAACCAAAATGATTACCATTTGTGGTTTTCATAATTTGTTCAATGTCTTTGTACATCTCTGGTGTTTTAGAAAATGGTATCCAACTGATATGTGAAGTTCTAGTTTTAGTATCAATTACTCCACCTTTAATACCTTTTGCATTTCCAACTCCTGCATCGTTTCTAGGTTCAGCACGTCCTGCAGCAATAATCATTTTACATTGTTCAGGTGTAAAGATTGGTTGTGTAGTTTCTACTATATAAGATTTCCAACGTGGCTCTGTTATCATATTAATATCCGTATTCTACCCATCCTGTTATTATATATTTATCATTTGATAAAGGTGGGTTGCCTCTATGAATGTGTGTAAATTGTGAAGGCCAAACTAATAGTGTATTTTTTTCAGGTTTAAACCTACACTTTTGATATAAAAATTCTGTCTCTCCACCTTCTGCAACATCATTAAGATAAACCATAAAAGCTAGTATTCTATTTCTTGCTTTCATCTCAGCATTTTCACAATGCCAAAAATGATAACCTTCACCTACTTTGGTTTTTTGAATTTTTACTTCTAATATATTATGCGTTGCTAATTTTTTTAAATAAGAATATTTTTGTACATACAGAGGATAAACATCTTTAAAAAACATATCTATAAAAGGTTTGTTGTTATAAGTCATTGAAACATTAGTATCTCTAATAGTATCGATTGCATTATCAGATACTAACATCTCATCTTCTCGTCTTGGATATACTGCACCTTGTTGTTCACATTTGTTAAAGTAATTTGTATAATCATCTATCAATTCATTAGGCATAAAATTTTTAAATAACCCTATGTGATTATCTATGTAATATTGTTTGTCCATTAACTAGCACCTCTGTTTTTTATTGGATCAAATTGTACGTCACAGTTTGCAGCTAGAGTTCGTCTCACTTCATCTGTCCCATTAAATGGATATACACAGTGTCTCATATCATAAGGAAAAATATAAAAATCTCTAAGGTCCATGGGTGGTTGATAATCTATCTTTGCAAACTGACCATTAGCTGCGCCTAATA